TTGTATTCTCCTCCCAATTGCCAATGAACCCAAACCTCCCAAACTTTACCCCAAAGAATTTCTTTTTTATAGACTGGCAGGGATATTCCCCTACCATAGTCTAATTCTTTTTTCTTGTCATTGATATAGGTAATTGCACCTGCTCCAAAACCATACTCTCCTTTTCCTGGAACAACAAATAGCGAAGCATTACTACTCGTTAACCTCGCTACTCTATTTGGTTTGTTGTTCATCTTTCAGTTTTTTGAGTTGATACAGTACTTTGTCATATTCAGCAGTTTTTTGATTGTCAATTACTGATTGGATAATCATACAATCTCCTGCTTCAATTTTGGCTTCTAATTCCTTAAATAAGGTTTTTATAGTTTCCAATGGATTTTCTTCTTCTGAATCTGAATTTTGAGCGTCATAAGCCTTGGCACTTTCTCCACAAATAGAAAAATGACTAATTAGCTTGATGTTTTTTTGATGTTCTTTTGATAAAGATTTCCAAAGAGAAGTCAGCGCAATCGTACCTTGTTCACAAACTAATAATGCTTCTGATTTTATCCTTGCAATTTCAGAATCTTCTTTTTCTCCCTGCTCCAACCATTTCCTGATTTTCTTTCCTGTTTCAAGTCCAATATAACCTTGTCCTGAACCGAAAGCATCTTGAAGGAAATTTGGAACTTTTGAATGAAATTGAGTTTTACCCTGACTTCCCATCATAATTGAAGCTGTCATTTCAAACATAAAATTCTTTTCACAAACTGGCTGTATTCCTTGTGGAACAAATTCCTGCTTGCCATTTACAACCTCAACTTTTACTTTATCCCTTGCTCGAATATTGCAAATTATGTTTATGTTAGACTGCAATAAAACATTCATAAATTTTTTATGACGTCTTTTTGCTCCTATCCAATTTGCTGTTTTTTTTCCTTGTTCCAATGCTAGATTAGCAATGTCATCACATCCTCCATCACCTTCCCATTCGTGAGTAACAGAATCTATTATGAGAACTTTTATTCCTGAATCTTGGAATTGTTTAATACCTTCTGCGTATCTTTCTGGAGTAAATGGAGGATATAAATCCCCTATCATAAACTTTTCATCTAAAGCATTTGCGTAAAGAGATCCCCTTTTATTTTCAGTATCTAAAAATCCAATCTCAGAAGCTTTGTCAACCATTCCTCTTGCAATATATAATGATGTTAATGTTTTACCATCCCCACTTTTTCCTGCAATACCTATAACCACCTTACTTTGTCCACTTTCTACAGGACGTATATCTAATACTGCCATATCCTAAAGTTTTTCTAATTCGGTTCTAAAATTTGCTACCAACTCATCTTTTTTCTTTTCCATACTTATAAATAAGTCTTTAGCCTCTTGGTTTTGTAACTCTGAATCTATGTAAAGCCATTCATTTCTATCAACATCATCAATATAATTTTCTAATAAAACTTTGTCATTTTTAAAACGCTTCACTCTCGCCTTGTTTTCCTTTTTCAAACGATCTGCATCTTCCTTGGATAATTGCTCGTCAATAGCTTTTTGCTTCTCGGCTTCTTCTGCTTCTGATTTAGCTTTTTCAATAGCCAATTTTGCATCGGTAATGATTGTTTCAAAGTCAATTACATCTGAATTTTCAATTAATTCAACATCTACGGCATAATTGGAAACATTGGTTTTATTACTTTCTAATTTGAAATAAAAATATTTACCACCGTTATAAATCAACCCAATTTCAGCTAATCTGTTTTTACGAATCTCGAAAATCTTTTCATTATCTGCTTTGGCTTTGTTTTCACGTTCTAAATTTTCAGCATCCAATCTATCTTGCGCTTCCTGATTCTCTTTTGCATCGGCTTCAAATAAGGCTTTTTTAGAGGCTAAAATCTTTGAGTATTCAGTTTCAGTAAGAGACCATAAAGTAGGCATAGATACATC